TCCGCTGCCAGCACCCCCGCCGCCACCTGCACCGCCACCACTGGATGCAGCATTCGCCGCCCGGATGGCGAACACCATCTTGCCGAGCGATAGAACGAGCTCGCCGACGGAGCCGAGCAAGGGGGCCAGTTTGATGCCGGCGAAGATCAGAAAGGCGCCCTTCGCCCCACCGATCGCGTCCCAGACGCTCTTGAACTTGTCGAAGAGTTCGCCGATCCACTTGATGATGTCGGGCAGCTTCTTCGCGAAATCGTTCGCCCACTGCGCGATCTGCTCGCGATGCTCGACGATAAACTTGGTGAACTTCTCAGTCAGTTCAGAGATGGCCGGTTTCAGCGCGACCACAATTTGAGCGACAACGCCGCCCATTGCCGCTTCCACCTTGCCAAAGACATCTTTCATCTCTTTGGATTGAGTCGCGAACCCTTCCTGTGAGCCCGCGAGCTTCATAAATTCCTCGCGCAGCTCGTTAATGCCTACTTTGCCCTTCGAAAGCAGATTGATGAGCGGCTGCCCGCCGCGGCCGAATGCTTCGGTCACGAGCGCCGCCTTCTTGGCCGGATCCTTCACCTTGGCCATGGCGTCGGCCATCAGGTTGAAGGCTTCCTCGTTGCTCTTGGCGGCTTTGACCTGATGCAGAAGCGCCGGGCTGACCTTCTGGAGGAACTCTTTGAGCGGCCCGGAATTCGCTTTCAGCAGGCCGAGGTTCTTGGAAAACTTCTCGAGGGCACCGTCCATCTCCTCGGTGGCGACCCCGGACTGTTTCGCGGCAAAGCGAAGCTGGGCCAGCGCATCGACGCTCAGGCCGATGATGTCCGCTGTCTCTTTGAGCTTGGCTCCCGACTCGATCGTGCGCCTGAAAATCTCCTCGCCTACGACGAGGCCCTCGACGCCGAGCAGTGCGATCTCCTTGACCAGCCCTTTGACCTCGCTGCCGATCTTGCCCAGGCTCTCCTTGACCTTCGGGAGGCCGAGATTCTCGGAGAGCTCGCCGAGCTGCTTACCGAACGCGTGATACGGCTTGAAGGTCTCCTCAATCTGATGATTGAAGCGCTGGAGTCCCGCCGTCGCTTTGTCGACGGTGCGAAGGACAATTGAGAGTGGGAATTCTTTGTTGTCAGCCACGCTTGCACCAAGGCTCTGCGCGGTCTATCCAGAAATTCAGCTCGTCTGCGTCCATCCGCCACAGCTCCGACGGCTGGAAATGGAAAACCGCGGCTAGGAGTCCGAAGGCGGCTTCCCAGCCCTCCGGGACGGTTCGGTAAAATTTCCTACGATCTCTGCCACCCCCGAGATGTCCTCCAAGTCCATCTCGCCGATCACCTGCTCAGGCTGCCCTGACAATCGCATCGCGAGCAGCAGCAGGGCGCCCATCTCATCTCCTGCCGGCAGCCCTTTGAGGTGGCGGAACTTCGGCGGTTTGAACGTCAGCTCCGTGATGGTATCGCTGCCGAATTGGATCGGCTTTTTGAGCTTGTAGGTGACTGGCTCGGCCATTACGCCGGCACCTCGTCGGCGCTCGCGCCTTCGAAGCGCATTTGAATGTTCGCCTCTTCGGTGTTGCCCGTGCCGTCACCCGCGAACCATGCATCGCGCAGCACGATCATCTTGCCATTGGCGAGCGCGAGCGTGACCGTCGCATTCGTCAGGCTCACCACTGCCGCAAGGTCCAAATCGCCGCGATCTGTGATCTCGCCCTCGATGTGCGCGACCTGCGGCGTCTCCTTGAAACCGTGGATCGTGTCGGCGCCGACGATGGCTTCGCGCTTGTTGCGTCCCAGGTTATACGTCCAATTCCCTTTGGCTTGTTGGAGCTCGCCATTGAGCTGGACGCTGATGATACCTGCTCTGCGCTGCGCCATTACGGCCTCCTACAGGCGGAACGCCATCCGCGCTGCTGTCACGATCAGTTGATTGATGAGGTTCGGGGGCAGCAGGAAGTCGAGGCGATTCCGATCGGTGTCATTGCGAGCAACGACCAGATCGCGCTTGAACTGATCGAAGTCCTCGAGAAGGCCGGCCTCCTCCATGCTTCGGAACCACGAGAACGCCTCGGCCTTGCCCAGCTTCGGCGTCATGATGGCCTGCCCGGGACCAAACCGCGTTCCGTCGTCGGCCAGCTTGTGCCGCGGATACCGCGTCTGGAACTGCACACGGAACGAATAGCGCAGGTAGAGCAGCGTCAGGACCGTCGTCGCATCCAGGTACGCCGTGTCCGGCGCGCCAGCGCTGTTGAGCTGGTACGTCGTGATCATGCGATCGAGCTGCACCACGTTGCCCGGCCCCACCCGCGTCGTGGCGATGCCATCGAAGAGCATGGTGTTGCGCTCGGTCTGCGTGAACCGCGCCGTATCCGGGGGAGCGAGCGTGTGCGTCATCGCCAGCGTCTGGAAGGGTCGCGCCGGATCGATCTGGCCGTAATACGCCAGCAGCACCGCGACCTCGGCCGCATGCTCCATCGGCGGTGTGAGCGGCGTCGAGCCTGGTTGCGCAGCGATCTCCGAGTACTGGCTGTTGCGAGCAACGCCGAGCGTCGTCAGCGTCGAGAGGTTGCCCTGCGCCGAGGTGACCGCCAGGCCGTCGATCATGCGCATCGGACCGGCGCGGCTGAGCAGCTCGGCCTCGATGGCGGCAAGCGGCGTCGATCCCGTGTATGGGTGCGCCAAGATCTGGAACCACATATCGCCCATCGCGGCGATGAGGTTCGTCAGCGTCGGATCCGTGGTTCCGCTGGCGAGCTGCACGAAAGCGAGGGTCACACCGGCCGGGATGGCTTCCCCGTCGGCATAGACGGCGCGCATGTTGTAGCTGTTGCCGACGGTTCCCTTGTGGCGGAAGGCCACCGTGACCACGTTCGTCGAAACGGTCGAGGTCACCGGGATATCGAGGTTGGCGTTGATCGCCGTGTTGATCGCCGCGGCGATCGTATTCTGCACGTCACCGCTCGTGACCGGTACCGAGATCAGCTCGCCGCCGAGGTAGAGCGGGATGGTTCCGGTTGCCGTGGCCGTACCGGTGACCGTGATGGTACCCGTCGCCGCCACGCCCGCGCCGTTGTCCGCGAGCACGCCGATCCAGAGCTCGGTGAACTTGTTACTCGCGAACCATGCGATCGCCATGCGGTGCAGCATCGAGCCGCGGCCCGCCAGCGTGATGACCTGCGCAACGGACGTGACCTTGTACAGCGTGTCCGCAGTGGCCGTGCCGGCGCTGGTCTTTTGGCCGATGATGATCGCCCGGTACGCCAGGAGCGCGGCGCCCTGCTGCGCCTGCGAGGAGTCAAACTCGACCGCCACGAACGGCGTGCGGAGCGCGCTGGGGATCTGGTTGAACGAGATGCCCATTATCTATCCCTCTCGTCGTGCTCGTCGTCCTCGGGCGCTTCGACCCTCTTGGGCTGCTCGGCCTTCGGCGCTTCATCGACGAGCACGACATCCTCGTCCATCAGCCGGCGGATCCAGTAGCTCTCCTCGGGAACCTCGGCGCCCTCAGGCGGCAGTGGCTTTCTCGTGTGGGGGTCGCGCACGATTGCGCCCGGCACCTTCGGCTTGACCTTCACGGGGCCTCCTGCACGGTGAAGTCGTCCTCGACCTGCTCACCGGTCGGGACGGAGTTGACCGCGTGTGTCGCCTTGACGCGGAGGAAGTCTTTCAAATGCGCGTCCGGCTGATCCCAGACCGGCGTGTGATACGTGACCGTGTAGGTCAGCGTGACCAGGCCCACCAGCCGATCGCTGTCATCGAGGATCTCCATCGACGTGCTAGCGAGATACGAATAGCCAGCATCGCCTTTGAGGAAGATGTCCTCGTCCATTGCCGCCTCGATCTGCTCGGCCAGCGCGTCGAGTTCGTCATCGGCGCGCATCGGATCGACGATGGCCACAATGCCTTCGATCACCAGCTCGAGCTCGCGCGTGATTTCCTGCGTGGCATTGTCGGCCGTCGAGGATTCATCGAGCGTGTAGACAGATATCGCGGGCAGTTCGATCTCGCGATAGGGGATGATGCGCGAGGCGTAGACGCGGGACTTCGCGTCCGTCTCGCCATCGAGCAGATCGCGCACCGTGTCCCGAATGAGCTTGCGCGGATGGCTCACGGCGCCACCCGATGCAGCAGCATCAGGACCGATCCGCCCACGCCGTCGGTCTGACGTTCGCGGATGCGGTAGCGCGTGCTCCCGATGACGATGTGCCCGCGCTCGCCCTGCCGCGGATCTTCGGGCAAGTCCTCGAGGCGCAGCCAGACGGCCGGGCCGGTGGACTCGACGCCCGCATGCGCGCCGCCTTGGAGCAGTTGATACCGCTCGTCGAAGATGCCTTGGACGGTGACCGGTTGGCCCTCGTGCGGCTCATACACCACGGGGATCGCGCCCAGGTCTACCTGGACGGCCCGATCCATCGTGGCGACGAGTGCACCGAAATCCATTACGACTCGAGGGCGTAATCAAAAATGATGTCGATGTTCGTGGCGGTCGTGACGCTCGAGCCCGTCTTGCCGACATTGATCGCGGTGCCGGCGTCATTGGCGACGAACGAGGCGCCATCGGCGAGCACCGCGCCGCCCGAGCCGCCGGCCGTCAGCACGGTCGACTGCGTCAAGCTCGCCTGCGCGTACGCCACCAGCTTGACCGTGGCCGTGGCCTGCGTGGCCGTCACGTCGACCGTCGTGACAGCGCCAGCCGCACCGCCGACCGCGATCGCCTTGCAGCCGATCATGCGGTACTTGTAGCCGGCGATCGCGGGCAGGAGCTGAACGCCCGCGTTGACCTCCGCGACCGTGCAGCGGCGCCGGATACTGTAGATCTTGCCTCCGCCCTGCTGCGTCTCGGGCAGCGCGACCGCCACGGTGGTATCACCCGAGGCCGCACCGCCGGCCTGGGCAACCGAGCCGACGTAGAAGCCGACGGCCGGATCGTTGGTCACGCGGTTGTTCGTCTGATCCCAGAAGACGGCCTGGCCCTCGACGAGCGCGAAGCCGGTGGCCTTGGTCAGGTTGCAGACGCCTTCGGTCAGGCCCTCGAACAGGACCGTGGCCAAGGCGGTCACGGTCGCCACGATGACCCGGCCGCCGATCATGTAGGCGTTGCCCGCCGTCACGTCACCGGTGGGCGCGGTGAACGTCAGGACATCGCCGGGTTGCCTGTAATTTTTCATCTCGTCGGCTCCTTACACGCCTGCGTTGGTAATTCCGCCTCTAAAGTCCACCCCAGCTACGCCATAGTCGAGGCGCACCTTCCACTCGAGGCCATCGACGCGCCAGCCCGGCTCCATCTGCAGGAAGGGCTGCTGCTGCCCGTCCAGGAATGCGACTTCGAAGGTCGGGGCCACGCCGGGATCGGCGAACAGATACCGGCGCGTGGTCGAGACGGTGACGCGCGGCGAATCGATGACGTCGCGGAACAGGCCGCGCACCTTGTTCGGGCGCTGCAGCTTGTTCGCCGTGTCGGGATCGTACTGCGCGTCGTTGATGACCCGCACATCACCGCCGATGCCGATCGGCACCACGATCACGGCCGGGCGGAGATCCAAGATCTCGTTGCCCGCCGGATCCTTCTGCGACGCCATCGCGATGCGGTCGAGATCGATGGCCTGCACCGAGAGCGCCGCGCCGGTCGTGATGTTGTTGTGGCTCGCGTGAAAGACGGTGTTGCCGTCGGACAGCGTCGGGCCGAGGCCCGAGTTGGATTGCAGCGAATCGTAGACGTCCATCTCGATGGACAGACGCGCCGCGCGGCCGAGCCGGGTCGCGAGATCCACGAAGGCGCCCATGTCGTCGTTGACGATCGCCTGCCTCGAGATCGCTATGATGTTTCCCTTCGTGGTCGCCGAGATGGTTTGCTTCTCGCCATCCGGGATCCCCTGGTTTTTGAACTCGCCGTGCTCATTGACGGCGACCAGGCGGCCGAAGCTGCCCTGCCGGTAACGCGGATGGGGCCGGAAGTCCGTGACCGTCCCGACCTTACAGAAGCGGCTCCAGGTGTCGGGCGTGACGGCATAGGCCGCCAGCAGCGTCTTGTGCAGCACGTTCTCGAGGAGAACGGCGAAGTCCGAAGTGGTGTTGTAGCCGCCACCTTCGCGAACCTCGAGGGCGCGCCCGACGAGATCCAGCTTCGAGAGGCCGCGCGTCTTGATGCCGCGTTGCTCGAGCGACTGCCGGGCGAGCTCCACGAGCGAGTAGCCGCGGAACTCGCCGGGATCGCACTTGTACGTCTCGCCCTTCTTCTTCGCGGCGTCGGTCATCACGCCGACCGCGGCGCTGCGCTCGATGAGCCACTGCTCCGCACCGCTCAGCCAGCGCTCACGATCGGAAGCGCCGTGCTCGATGCGGCCGCCCTGCTCGATCGGGCTCGGCTGCTTTCCCACCTCGTCGAGGATGCGCTCCGCTGCCTGCTCGGCCGGCACATCGTCGGCGATCAGCTTGGCGACGAACTTGTCCGCCTCGGGGCCCGTGAACCGGGCGTTCCGCTGGGCCAAGTAGATCCGCGCGACGCGCTTGCGCTCGAGTTCCCTCTCCTCCTTGCGGATTTTCTTCTCATCGACGGGAGCCGGCGCTTCGGTCGTGATGGCGCCACCCTCGAGCTTCTTCTCTTCCATGTGTCGCTCCTCGTGCGAGACAAACTCGCAGGGGTTTGTGACCGCGCCTTCCGCGCGGACTCCGGCCGCTGCATCGGCGCCCATCGGGACCATCGAAATTTCGAAGGGCTCCCAGTCCACGGCGCGATAAACCGGGACCTTGTCGGCAGACTCCTCGATCTTCTCCATCTTGCGGATCGCGTAGCCGACGCTGACGTTGCGCACGACGCCGTCTTGGACCTTGCGGAAGATCGCATCCGCGTTCGGATCGATGCCGGCCGCCACGAAACGAACCGTGGCCGTGCCCTTGCCGCCCTCGAGGCGCGCGCTCTCGACGACGCCGATCACGCTGCTCAGTGACTCGCCATTGTGCGCATCGAGCAGCGGAGCGGAGCCGCTTTGCAGCCGGCCCATCCGGACGTGGCCGGGCTCGAGCGAAAGTTCCTCGTAATAGCGTTCGAAGAAGCCGCGCATGACCCGCGCGCCGGTGGTCCACACGAGATCGACCGTGCGCTTCTCTGCGTTCAGACTCTTCGGTTCAATCTCGGCCCGCAGGAAAAGCGTCGGTAGATTCCGCGTCGCCATGTTCCATTACGCGGGATCATGGCTTTTCGGGCTTGTCAAGCGTCGGCGTAGTTGTCGCTCTTGCCGTTCGTCGGTGCCGCCGGCTCGCTCGTCGCCGCATCGGCCTGCGCCGCGCCCGCGGTATTGGTGCGCCGCGGATCGGAATCGAGCACGATCTCGAGCTCGTCGAGCTGATCATTGACCTTCTTGATCTCGGCGAGGTGCGCGTCTGGATCTTCGCCGCGCTCGCGGAGGACTTGGGCGAGCGTCATAATCCCGCCGCGCACGAGGCTCGTGTATGCCTTCGCTTCGGCCTGCGGATCGAGCATCGGCATCGGAGGCGGGGACCAATCGGCGCTGGGGATGTCGGTCCAGCCCTCGAGGGTCGCGGCGGCTTGCATCGCCCAGTCCCACACGCCGTTACAGAACTGCGGGATCATCATGTTCCACTGCCAATCCACGACGGAGGACCAATGCGCGAGCCGGGCCATGCGCGCTGAACTGAAATTGACCTTCGAAAAATCTCCCGTCAGGTCCTCGTAGGTGATATCGAGGCTCGCGGCGATGCGGCGCAGCGTCGTGCTGGTGAAGTTGCCGTGATCGGTCGTGGGAGGCGGCGACGCAAAGGTAACGTCTTTCCCCGGCGGCAGATACTGAATATGCCCGGGCTCGAGCGTCTCCATCCCGTCCTCGGGATCGTCGGCTTGCCCGAGCGGTGACGATGCGCCGTCGAGATCTTTGACGAACGCGCCGAAGCACGCGGCGATCTTCTGTTGCATCAAGACGGCGTCGTCGTAATCGTCGAAGTCTTGCAGCTTGCCGATGGCCGAAGCGAGCCATGGCACGCCGCGGGTCTGCGCCGGCCGCTCGATGCGGTAGATGTGGATGACGTCCTCGGCAGGGATGCGCTTGGATACCAGGCCCTCGGAAATGACGATGCGGTCCGAGCCGGGATGGCGCGGAAAGAGCCAGTAGGCCACGCGCCGGCCGCGCTTATCGAACTCGACGCCTTGGATGATCGGCCCACCACCCGGGCCGAGAATGCCGTTTCGCAAGGTGTCGATGTGGTCGGGCTCGAGCACGCGGATGCGCAGCGGCAACGCCAAGCCATCCGAGCTCGTGGCGCGCTCGCGCAGCACGATGCACTCCCCCGATTCCACGACCGTCTCCATCACGAGGCGCTGCAAGCCGGTGAACGGAAGGCGCCCATCCCAATCGCAGCTCGTCTTGTTCGCCCACGCGTTCCAGTAGGCCATTGCCTGCATGTGCCGGCGCTCGCGCGCTCCGATGGGCTTGACCGCGATGCCCCAGCCGACGGTGTTGTTCGCGATGACATTGATCGCGCGGCGGGCCCAGCCGTTGTTGCGGCGCAGGTCACGCGAGAGCTCGCGCAGCACGGTCAGCGCGGCACGGTTCGCCGCATTCGCATCGGTGGCCGAGCGATGCCAGCCCGCGGCGCGCCGGCCGTCGCCGGCCGCGTCATACTGCTTGCTCACCGCGTGCGATGTCCAGCGCGCTTGCAGCCGGCGCAGTCCCCATTGTGGCGCCACGGCTAGGATGGTGCGGTCGAGCCAATTGCCCGGCTTCTTATCGGCCATCGCGGAACCCGCGCTTCCACTTCACAAGCCGATTGTTCGGAGCGCCCGTGATCTGCCGATTCATCTCGGCCAAGAGCGCCCGCATCGCGCTGAGGTCCGCATAGGTCACGCTCCGCTTCGGCGGGCCCTCATAGAGGACGGTCAGAACGCCGCTCGCGACGGCCTTTTTGAGCGCGTCGAGATCTGCCTGTGTCCAGAGCGGCGCCACATGCCACCGGGGATCATGGATGCAGGGGCCTGTCAACTAGCGGCGCTTGCCGAGCCAGCCGCTACCACCGCGCAGCCAGCCGCCCGAGCGCTGGCGCGGCTCTCTCGCTGGTGCCGAAACTGGCTGCGGAACGGGTGCAGGTGGCCGCGGATTCGGTGCAACTCGGGGTGCATAGCGGTCAAGTCCCTGCACAGAGGCCGCAACTCTGGCCAAGATGCGCGCATCGAGCCAGTGGTTTTCACGATTCGGGATGAGTTGCCACTCGAGTGCGGTGAAGCCCGAGCGCTTTCGGATGGTCACGAGATGCTCGGCGGTGAGCTGGCGGAAGAACTCCTCGGGGTATTCGGGGAAGTGGCAGAAGCCGGGCGGGGCCGGCTCGCCCCCGGTTGACGCAGGGAGGCGCAGCCAGCCGTAAAGCTCGCTCTTGGCAATGCCGACGCCCACCGGCCAGACCTTGTAGCCGCGGGAAAGCTTCTTACCGCGGATGGTCACATCGACCGCGGAGGGCACGCCAACGATCGAACGCTCCGTCACCATGCCCTTGGTAGCGATGACGCGGCTCATCGGGTGACGGCGGGCCCAGGTATAGACCTGCTGCGTGTTGTAGCCCGAGTCCACGGCCATCGTGGCAATCGACAGGATCCTCTCCTCCGGCCCGGCGTAGGTGCGGCCGAGGAGCTCATCGAGCTGCGCCCAGGTCGCCTCGGCGGCTGTGTCCCCCATAAGCACGCCGGCATCAATCGACCACGATTCCTTCGTCTCGGACCAGCCGACGATCTCATAAACGAAGCGGTCCTTTTGCACGTCGACGCCGGCCGTCAGAAAGCGAACGCCCTGGGGGATGGAGCCGATGAGGTAGGGCTCCCGGCGCTGATAGATCCGTTCCCATTCGGGGGCGTCGCCGCGGTCGTGCCACGTTTCGCCGAGCACAGTGTTGACGAAGGTTTTGAGCTGTTCGGGCCCCGAGTGGTTCGCTTCTAGGAACTCCTTGGCGAGCTGGCTCCATGTTGCGTTGGGCGAAACGGAATATGCTGCCCAAATTTTGAATGAAGCGTGGCGCTTAACCTCCGGGGCATCGGCGCGCCACTCCCCGCGCTCGAGCATCCATCGCTTGTGCTGGTGCTCGATCACGCATCCGCTCTTCTTGCACACGAAATGAGCCGTGTCCGGCTGCCCCGGATCCCATTGCATCCAATGGCCGCGTTCGCCTTCGCGGAAAACCAAGATATCCATGTGGCCGCAATGCGGGCATGGCACGTGGTAATAGCGCTGGTCTCCTTGTTCGAACATCTCCTCAATGCGGGAGACACCGGCAACCAATGGCGTGCTGGCAGCAATAATCTTGCGATAGGCGTAAAACTCACTGCGGCGGATGCCGAGCTTGATCTGATCGCCCTCGGCCCCGGCGCTCGGGGGATAGCCGTCCACCTCATCGAAGATCACCACGCGGCGCGAGACACGGCGGAAGCCGCGCCCGCTGTTCGCTCCCACGATGCTGAGAAGGCCGCCGGGAAATATTTTGTGAAGAATGGTCTCAGCCGGCGTCTTGCCCTTGCGTTCTTTCACGAGCCCATCGAGCACTGCGCAATCGCGGAGCATCGGCGCGATCTCTTCCTTGCTATAACCCTCCGCGTCTTCAATCGTCGGCTGCACCACCAGGATGGGGCACGGGTCTTGGGCCATATAATAGGCGATCGTGGCGTTCATGATTTTGGTCGCGCCCACGCGCGCCGACTTCATCCATGTAATGCGCTCGATGTCCGGATCGGTGATCGAATCCATGATAGCCCGCTGATACGCCAGCGTCTTCCACCTGCCCGGCTCGGCCGACGATTCCGGTGATAGATAGAAATGCTGATCCGCCCAGTCGGACAATGAGAGTTCCTGCGCCGGCGGCCACAGTTCTACTTCCCACTCGCTCAGGTCCAGAGCGAGGTCATTCGCCATAGGCTAGATCCTCGAGCGCCTCCCGCACTAGCTCATGGATGGATTTCACGTCCTCGGGAGAGATATGTGGCATGCGTTGCTGAATGCGCCGCGAGATTCCGAGCAGCTTCGTCTTGGCGGCCACCACAGCCGCAGTGAACTTCTCTTTCACCTCTTCCTTGGGGATTAACTCGCCCGCGCGAACCCGGTATTCAATCTCTGCCAGATTCGCCTTCCAATGCTTCTCCCGTGCAGCCTCATTTTGAAAGTCGAACTCACCTCCGCCGGCCGGTGCGAGCCCAGGCGCCCGTGTGTAATCCTTCGCGGCGTCTAGTTCTTGGTTCGCGCGCTCGAGGTGGACCAGATAGATTCGGCCGCGCCGCTTCCATGACTTCAACCTTCTGGCCTTGATATCTTTGTGAATGGCTTGGACTGTGACGCCTCGCTGCTCGGCCAGAGTGGCTATCGGCCCCCATCCCTCTTCAACCCCTTCAACCCCTGGGGGGGTCATTACAGCGTGATTTTCAGCGAGCGTTCGCACC